TTAAGCGAATGATTGGATAGTCAAGTTAGTAACATCATTAGCACCAACGGTTTCTCCCTTCTTGAAGAATCCATCAACATTATCAACGGTGACTGAAGTAGCACCTAGAGCAGTGATAACTCCTGTTGAACCTGAAGTACCACCTGTAACGGTTGCACCCACTTCCATCGTTGCGATGTCAGATAGTGTGAAGGTTGCATTAACAAATACTGCAGCAGTGTTCAATGAAGAACTATTACCGTGGATGGCTGATACTGGAATTGTGCAACTGTTGCCATGTATAGCAGCGACTGAAGTCTGTGCATCATCATTACCACCTACAATACTTATAACTTCGGAGTTTGCATAACCAGAACCATCAGTGTTAACTGTAACAGCAGTAACATTTCCACTTGCATCAGCAGTAACGTTAAGTGTCAATCCAGTTCCTGAACCAGATGATGTTGTTGCAACGTTATTGAATGTACCCTCAGTCCATCCAGTACCAGCATTACTAATAGAACCAAGTGTATTAACACCAGTTGCATTTGCATTGACAATAGTAACTGTATCAGAAACAGCATAACCAGTACCATCATCATTAATGGTTACTCCAGTTACAGCACCGTTACCATCAACTGTGATATCTACTGTTGCAGATGTATTAGAACCTGTTGTTGCAATACCACTTCCAGCAGAATAACCTGTACCAGCAGTAGCAATAGAACCAAGAGTCTTAATACCAGTTGCGTTAGCGTTAGTAATAGTCAATGTCTCACCAATAGCATATCCAGAACCAGCATTATTAACAGAAACGTTAATGATTGCTCCACCAGATGCTGTAATGTTAAGTGTAGCACCTGTTCCTGAACCAGATGATGATGTAGCAACACCAGTTGCTGTAGTGTATCCAGTACCACCAGCCAATGTACCCAAGTTAAGAGCAGAAACACCACCTAGATTTGGGTTGGTTAATGTTAGTGTATCAGTTATTAGATAGTCACTACCAGCAGCATTAAGTGCAAGACCTGTAATAGCACCGTTTCCATCAACAGTAGTATCAACTGTCAATCCAGAACCAGTACCACCAGAGGTTGCTACTCCAGATGCATTAGAGTATCCTCCAAGACCACTAGCAGTAATAGAACCAATAGTTGTAACAGAACCTGGTGTTGGGTCTCCAGATAGATTCAATACTAATGTAGTTGAAGTTGCAAGGTTGTTAAGCATTGCACTAAGTTGTTCAAAAGCATTATCAAGTTTTGCTTGTACTCTTGCTTCTGTGTAATAAAGATTTGTACCTTCTGCAAGAGCAGCAGTATTATGATTATTAAGGTTGGTTGCCTGTGTTGCAGAACCAGCAGTACCAGATGTATCTTGGTTACCTGCTGTATTAACACCTGGAAGACTGATTGATGCAGTACCATCAAATGCAACTCCACCAATATTAACTGAAGCAGCTAAGGCAGTAGCAGTAGCAGCATTACCAGATGTATCCTGAGTACCACTAATGTTAACACCAGCAAGATCTATATTTGCTGAACCATCAAATGCAACTCCACCGATTGTCTTAGATGAATAGAATTTTGTTGCTGTATCAGCATTACCAATAAATGCACCACCAAAACTAGGTGCAGTTACTCTTCCGTTAGCAGCATTAAAGAGGAACGTAGACCTACTCTTAACTCCTAGATTACCAGTTGCATCAGTGGCAAACAGTACGTTGCAAGTTGTATCAGTCTGCTCATCAGCAACTGTAACTGTTGTTGCTATGTCTGCTGTACCTGTAAGGTCACCAGTAATAGCAGTTATGTTTGCAGCATCTGCATATATTCCTTGCCATCTAACTGAAGTAGTACCTAAGTCATATGTACTATCAGCAGCAGGATTTAAATCTTTAGCAGTAGAAGTTGCAGCAACTAAGTTACCAGTAACATCTCCTGTGAGTGATGCTGTAATTACATTAGCAGCAAAGTTACCAGAACCGTCACGTAGAACAAGGTTGTTTGATGCGTTAGTGGACGCTGAAGCGACGTTAATCGTTGTATCACCTGATACACCATCTGCGTTGGTAAGAGTGATTCCAGACGATGCTGTCGCCTGTAAAGTACGTTGTGCATATGTACCATTTCCTGTTCTTACAACATAACCAGTACCAGACTGTGCAGCAAGTGCAGATATATCTGTATCATTAAATGTTGTTGTTAGTGTAACAGCAGCAGAACCATCAATGGATACATTACCATCAACTACACCATCAAGTGTTAATACTCTAGCAGTTTTCCAAGCATCAGCAGAAGTTGCGTTACCTAAGAATCCAGCACCAGCACCAGCAGCACTAGCAGCAGTGATTTGATTAGCAGCAAAGTCTCCAGAAGAATCTCTGTTAACAACTGTGGATGCAGTGTTTGCACTTGCAGTTGTCATATTATCTAAACGGTCAACGTTTAGGTTATTAACTTTTGTTGTAGATGTAATAACAAATGGAGCAGTACCATCAGCAACTTGGAAAGTACCTTGACCATCAACTGTTAGAGTACCGTCAATATTTACGTTGTTATCTACATCAAGAGCAGTACCAGCACCAGTAAGATTTAAAGAACCAGCTCTTAGAGCACCGTCTGTACCAGCATGTACTTCAGAAGTATTTGTTGCGTCTGTTAAAAATGCGAACTGGTTTGATGAGTTATCAAATCCAAAGAAACCAATCTTAGCAGAACTATCATAGTAACGGAACTCAACACCACGGTCTTTAGCATCATCACTTGAAGGTGCAGTGTCTCCACCAAGAGTTATGATAGGATCATCTAGAGTTGTTACTGTAGAATTAACAGTAGTGGTTGTACCATTAACAATTAAGTTACCACCAACAGTAAGGTCATTATGTAATGTTGCATCACCAGTAGAATTGGTTATCTTAAATGCATTTCTTCCATTACCTGCATCGTAAACTGTAAAGTCTCCACCAATCCAAGTCTTCTTCTGAACAGTTAAACCACCTTGAGATTTAAGAGCAGATGCTGTAGCATTTAATGTAGCTGCATCTTGAGTACTACTAACATTGAGTAAACCAGCAACATCAACACCACCATTAAAATCACACTCCTGAGTTACTATAAGATCTGCATAACATCTTACATCAGCACCAAAAGCAGTTTGCTTAGTAACACCAAGACCACCATCAAGTCTTACAGCACCATCCATGCTGAAGGAACCTGATATATCTTGTTGTGTAGTATTATCAAAGTTTGCTACTGGGTCAACACTAAATGAAGTACCAACTCCAAGTCCACCACTACAAGATGTATTTCCTGTTAACGTTGCATTCTTGTCATTCATATTGACATGGAAGGCAAGGTTTCCACTTGTATCATTAACTTGGAAATAGTCGTTAGTTAGATTACCACCAATTAATACACGACCTATAAACTCTGTAGTAGTTCTATTACCTACAGAACCTACAGTCAAGTCTCTCATTATGGTAGTGTCACCATAATCATAATCAACAGTAAAGCAATCTGAACCAAAACCATTCTTGATTTTGAATATCTTATTGTTATCTTGGAACGTTACATCATCACCAAAGGTTGCTGCACCATCAACATTAAGTGTAGTATCAAAGTCAGCAGCCAACTTAGTATTAAGTGTACCTTCAATAACTGTGTTACCACTAGTAGAAGCAACAGTAAACTTATCAGTAGTACCAGTACGAACAGCAAAGTCTGCATCAACATCAAGAGTACCATTAATTTCTGTATTACCAGCAACGTCAAGTGTACCTTGAATATCTGTATTACCTGTAGCACCTAGAACACTAAACTTAACTGTGTCTCCAGATGCTTTCTTACCAACGAATAGACCTTCACCAGATCCAGTACCACCAACGTGTAGTGTTGTATTAACACCAGCACCACCAAAGACTCTTAAGTTAGAAGTGTTATGGTTTGAATAACTTGGAGTGTATGCACCAACAGAACCAGCACGTAGTTTATATCTGACAGATAGGTAGTTTCTTAAACCGTAGTTCTCAGTTGCGTCTTCTTGCTGGTTAAAGTCACCGTTAAGATACAGGTCACCGTTGAACAATACATTCTTATCAAAGTATGCACCACCATCTACTCTTAATGCACCATAGTCACTATTTTGAATTGTATGTGGAGCACCAGATAGAATATCAGGATTGTCTGTAGACTCAAAATGTACTAAGTCAGCAACATTTAATTTACCTGCACTATCTGTATCACCATTATCTGTATCAACTGTAAACTTATCTACTGCAGCAGCAGTTTGAATCTTGAAGTACTTAGCATCAGCTTTAATAGTAGTGGCATCAGATACTGTTAAAGTACCAGCAATAGCAGTGTTACCAGATGCTGCTACAACATTAAACTTGTTAGAATTAATATTAAGGTTGTTAGTTATATCAACAACACCATAGAATGATGCATTACCAGTTGTTGATTGTAGTTCTACTCTAGTAGTTCCACTACCATTGTTTAATTGAAGTGTCTTAGATGCACCTTGAATAGTAACACTGTCATTAAAACGACCTGTACCATGAGTAACAAGGTTTGTATCTATATCTACTGAACCACCAATATTAACATCATCTCCAATACCAGCACCACCAGCAACTACCAAGTCTCCAGTAGTATTAGATGTTGAGTTAGTATTAGTTGTAAGTTTTAAGTTTCCAGCGATGATCCCTGCATCTGTTCCAGCGAATACTTCGGAGGTATTTGTGGCATCGTAGAGGAATGTAAACGTTCCTGAATGTCCTCCAAGATCGTTGGCTGAATCGTCGTAACCAAAGAATCCAACCTTTGCCGAAGAGTCGTAATATCTGAATTCAACTCCCCTATCTTTACTGTCATCTGACGCTGGAGCAGTATCACCACCAAGAGTGATAATAGGATCATCCAACGTAGTAACTGTTGAATTAACTGTTGTAGTCGTTCCATCAACTTGTAAATTACCTCGTATAGTTACTAGTCCAGTAATATCCCTATCATCATTAGGGTCAATTAATATATCACCAGTACCACCCAAGTAGTTACCTTGGAACCTCAAGTTCTCTACGTGGACTTTACCATTAGCATCATTAGCATTAATACTAACTTTATCTTCTGCACCAATGATTACGTGACTCTCACCAGTACCTAAGTTAGTTGCAAAAATACTTACTGTTCTATTGGATGCAGAATCTTGTGTAGACTGTATGGTTAAATTACCATCACCAGTCTTGTCTATAGTTTGATTAACTCCTCCATCCAGAGTGATGTCAGGGTCTGACCAATACTGTCTTACATTAATATCAACTTCACCAGCACCACCATCACCAGTATTATTAGCACCGAAGAGAAGATTGCCTGAAGTATCGTTGACTTTAGCATAGTTTAAATAATTGAAACCTCTGTATCCAGTTGTTGCTGTAAGTTCCTGATCTAATTCAAAATTCTCTACAGAATTTCCATCAGCAAAACCGATACGTTTGTTTTGTAGTTGACTATTATCAACACCATCAGCAGCAATAGTAACATGACCTGTTGCTGCAACATCAAAATCTTCTTGTGCGAAAGATGCAAGTCCTTTCTGCTTTGTACTAACAGCAGCTAAGTATCTCCAAGATCCAGCATCAGTAGAATCAGTATGTGTAGGTGCTCCTTGTCCAGCAGCAATTCCTAATATTGCTTGATAGAGATTACCACCATTAGTAATTTTATCATCACGAACATAGACAGTAGCAGCATTATATGCTAGTGCTTCAGTTCCTTCTACAGCAGTTGCAATAGGAGCATCAGCAGATGCTGTCAATCTACCATAATCATCAACCGTATAAGTGGTTGTGTTAACTGTCTGTGAACCAGCTACTGAGGTAAGTGATGCTGTATTATAATCAGCAGGAGTTACAGCAGTTGTTATTAAATCAATTGTTGGGTTTCCACCTATACCACTACCATCTGTAATAGCAATTCTTGAAGTACTACCCTGAAGAGTTCTAGTTGCCATCACATTGGCAGAAGTTCTAGCAATCAATCCAGTTGTAGTAATACCAGCAATTGCAGCAAGGTCACCATCGTAAGGCATAGCAGAAGAACCTTCTACAGTACCATCTAGACCATATGCAGCAAGAGTTGTTGGTGTTGAAGCATTGCTAATTCTACCTTTAGCATCTACAGTTACCTTAGTATAAGTTCCTGTAGATGTTGATGTACCATCATAATGAGGTAATGTTGTAACAAGTTCTAATGATGTTACTAGGTTTAAGTTAGAAGAACCATCAAATACACCAGAACCTTGAACGTCATCAGAGAGTTGAATCTGACGTGTTGAAGCAAGTCGTGTAGCAGTAGAAGCATTACCAATTAGAGTTGATGTAATAGTCGCTGCAGCAAAATTACCATCAGCATCCCTTTGCACCAATGTATTTGCCGTATTAGATGTTGATTCAACAGGACGCTCATATCTCAAAGAGTTCCACGCTGAAACGCCATCACCAATTTTAAATCGACCAGTGTCTAATTCTATCCCTAATTCACCTTGAGCAAGTGTTGGGTTGGAGTTTGCCCATTCCTGAGCACCACCTCTTCTTAACTGTATTCTATTTGCCATTTTATTGGAACAACTCTATAAAACATGCTTCCAAGTTATTTATGTCATTAAAAAGGGGGAATTTAATCCCCCCTTCTTTATTCTTCAGTTGTTAGGTTATCTACTTCCTCTGGAGGAGATTCTTGATAGTACTGAAGTGCTTCTATAGCACCTTGAAGCTTTAGTGCTACTATTTCATTCTCTTTAATTTTCTTTGCCAGCTCTTCATTCTCTTTAACGGTATTGTTAAACCGTTCTTGAAACTGTGCCAGCATCGCTTCTTGGGACACCTTTTCTACAGGTGCGGTTGCATCATCTGTCATTTTTTGTCTTGGACTAACGTTAGTAAAAGTGATTTGATGTCACTCATCTCTGATTTTAACTCAGAAACTTCATTTTGTAAAGCTATCTGCTCACCCCTTTGCCTCTGTTCAGCATGATAAGATTTCATATACTTATCATACGCTGCCTTATCAGAAGACTCAATACATCCAGAGGTGGTGTCTTTCCACCATCCATCTTTATCTTTTATAGGTAAATAACCCATTATATAGCAAGAGCAATTGCTCGTAGATCCATTATCTTAGGTACACTAGCTTGGTTTTGAGATACAAACAATATCTTAATTTGATACTGTGTAAAGTCTAATCCACTAATTTCATATCCATAATCCCTATAAACCTCTTCATCAGTAGTTGCTGGAATTACAGAATCACCACCAGTAGGGAAGAATTCCCATCCTAAAGTCTCTATGTTATCAGTAGAACCTGCAGGTAGCACTCTATATAGAGGCTTGATATGTGTATCTGGTGGTCGGGTAGCACTAAACATTAATTTAATAGCACCAGATGGATTAGTAAGAGTAGCAATCTTAGTGATGTAAACCGCTTCATGCTCATCACCAACTGGTAATAATGCAGAATTAATATTAGTTGGACTATTGATTCTATTAGATGTTAGAATAATAGACATCCTATCTGTATCAATTATAGGTGATACATTTTCCTTTTCACTCTTAAGTGTTAGATCTAATCTAAATGACTTAGAACCTGACAACTCAGCAGATTCATTAATCTGTGAACATATTAATTGTGGAGATAGGAACTCATTATAGTCATTTAATACTACATCAAAAAACTCACCTGTATTTGAGAATGAATTTTGTGATAGTGCTTGTCCATCCCCAATAGATGTTCCACTAATAGTATTAACTGTACCATCTACTGAAGTCTTAGGTAATATAAGTTTTTGAATTTGTGGTGTCAAAACTTCATACTGAATATTTTGAGATGCTTCAATATGATTACCACCAGATTTAATTCCCAATCTAGCAATTGAGTTTGTTGTTAATTCATAAGAATCTAATGATGGTGCTAGAATTGCAGCATGAGTTTTATTCAATTCTGGTAATGGTATACCATCTAAGTTGTAGCAATGTACTGTACTATCATCAGTATGAGTAACAGCAGTAGTTCCATCTACACCTCTTTCATAAGCAGTAATAGTTTTACCATCACCACTAATAGCAGAGTATGAAATAATCTCATCATCTATTTTAATATAACCAACATTTGCTGTTCCAACAGTACCACCATTAATGATAGTATGGAATGCAGTACCATCATTAACTTGAATACTTGTATCAGCAGCAGATATAGATGACGTTAGATATGTTGTAGAAACTTCTGAAGCAATATCAACAAGAGTTACATTATTATCATTATCATGCATTCCATGATTTGAATGGAATACTTTAACCTTTCTTTGAGCACTTGTATATGTTGGAGATGTTGAAGGATATGCATCACTAACAGCACCTGTCTCAATTACATCACCACTATATGATATAGCATTAACTGTTGCAGTTACAGAAGATTCACCACCTGTAATAGTTTCAGTAGATGCAGTAAAGTCAGTAGAAACATACTTAAGTGTAAGTGTATTAGTTCCTGGAGTCCAAGTAACAACTTCTGCAGTAGGAGATGTTGCTGAGTTACCAGTAATTGTCTCACCAACACTGAAGTCACCAGATGCACCTGTTACAGTCATAGTAGCAAGTGTCTTAGATGATACCAATCTATTAGAAATAACACCACCAGTATTAGAACCAGCAGACCATGTTCCTGAGATATCATTAATTGTTAAAAGAACACCACCAGCACTAGAAGCAACTGATTTAATAGTACCTTCAGCTAATGTTGTCTTTTGATAAACACGAGCACCAGCACTGAATGGTAATGTTGTAGAGTTCATAACCAACTGCAATTCAGGTTGGAATGTTTGAATTGCATCAGGTTGTAATATAATCTTACCTCTATTACCTCTATCCAATGGAGCATTATTTAAAGTAACTCTAGAAGCAACAGATGTATTAAATACTGCTCTGTTAACAATGAACTTCATATCTTCATATTGGTCAGCAGTCCATGTTGTTGCGTTCTGTGACTTGAATAGAACACCAGCATAAGGCTGTTCAGATATAGTTCTGTCTCCAGTAATATCCAATTCACCCATTCTAGAAATCCAAACTTTATATGTATTGGAATCAGAGAATAGAACAAAACAATGTTCTTGAGATTGAGGAATATAAACTGGTGCTCTAAATGTAAATCTAGTTGCAACAGCACCTGTCTCAGAGATCTGTACTTGTTCTGGAGTTAATGTTGTATCAGAGAAAGGAAGAATCGTAGTTGTAGGATATCCATTCTCCATAGTTCTAACTTGCATAGAGATAGGAATATTAACATCCTTAGTAGCAAAGTAAATATCAACTGAAGTAATAAATGTACCACCTTCTTCATCAACCAAGAATGATTGTGCTAGTGGATCCCACCAACCAACCTGACGAGTTTCTTCTCTAATAGTTGTAGTAATACTCTGACTTTGAGTTTGAGTATCTTGAGTAACCTCTGCATTTCTAATAGAGAGGATAACTTCTTGAACTGTATTCAAAGAACCAGTTGACCTATATTCTACCTGTGCAGCAGAATCTACAGTTCCTGGAAGTCTAGAATCATTTTCATTAGTAGTAAATCTTAATAATCTTGTACCAGTAGCCCAACGAGGATTAGTATCAATTCCAGCATCAGGTATATAGAATGATGCTCTATACTGTCCTCTTCTGTCTGAAATACATCTACGATCTTTAACAACTGCTCTAGCACCTGAAGCACCTTGAAGCACTTCTCCAACTTGAACATTACCAAAGTATTCACCTACAGCTTGAGCAGCAAGAGACTCTGTGTTGATGTTAATAAAGTTAGTTGTTGATGCATATGATGAAGGAAGTTCCGTATCATCATAAGGATTGTATGTGAAGTAATCGTTAGGTGCAGCAACTTGTAACTTACACCCACTAGTTAAACCAGTTACAGTTTCACCTTCAACAAATGGTGTAGAGTTTGTTCTGGAATCAGTAGTAGAATCCTTAATAACCTCAATAATTTTAGGTGTTAAATAAGCATCAACTCTTTGTCCATCAAAGAATACAAAGAATGATGTTCTAGGCTTCATACGAACAACATTAACATCTACGTTTCTAGAACGAATCCAAGGAATTGCTGTAGATGAAAGAACTGAATCACCAGCACTAACTCTATCAATCCTTGGAACAACTCTTGTTCTAATACCAGATCTAGTTTGATTAGTTACAGATTCAACTCTTGTTGTTTCCATAACTGCACGACCCCAACCACCTGGAAGACGGTTAGGTTGTCCTGAATTCCAACGTCCTGTACTTGTTGTCTGCTCTCCAGTCCAAGTAGTCTGCCAACTACCCCATTGTGTTGGTGCAAAACCATTTTGATCAACATTAAAGCTAGCAGCAGTTGACTCAAAATCACCTTCTAAGTTCTGTACATTCTGTGGTACTCTATTTGTTTCAACCCAGTCATCAGATGCTGGAGTTAAATCAATACGTCCAATATAAGCAAAAACGTTAAATGGGTTTACATTTTCAACTCTTGAAGCATATGGTTGTATAATTAATGGTTCCTCTTCATATGGTAATGTTATAATAGGACCAGTCTTCTGATAGTTCTGAGATAATGAATCATTAACAACTAGAGAAACATTTGTTGTATAGTGAGAAGGACGGCAAAGACCATATGAGAAATCTAATGCTGCAGCCCAATCTTGTGATTTAGTAAGAGACTTAGAATGATCTGTAAAGTCATCTACAATGAATCCATTCTTTAAACGATTCTTACCAGAAGCATCAGTTATCTCAACGTTGAATGTATCAGTCTCTAACATATTAAGAGAAGTATAATACTCAACACTACCAAGGCGTTTTTCAATAGCCCCGATATCTCTCATAGTAAATCTCTTATTATCAGACTTGATAATAGTTACATCATCAGCAGGTTCAAATCCATAAGGCTTGTGTCTTAAGACTGCTAACTGCATACCATCTTGTAAACCTTCTGGTTCAAGTGGAATCTCTGCAGACTTACCTTTAATTATTTGGAATTCACCATTAGGTAGTATATAAATTTTATCAATTCTTCTTAGATACCAATCAATATCACACTTAAAGTTACTATTGATTTTAGGTACATCAAATAACGTAGCAGATGGTGTTCCTGAAGTTGGGAATACTCTTGACTTAAAGTCAAATGTAGAACAGTTTACAAATGCTGGAGAAGAAACTGATCCTGTTCCTGTATAAAGATTCTTACAACCTGGACGGAAGTCTAAGTAATCTGCTAAGAACTTCTCTCCATATATTGTTACATCCTTATAATCAGTATTCAAGTAAGACTGTCCACCGAAGTAATCTCCAGTAGCAGAATGACTATAATAATCTAATACGATTTTTAATTTTCTAATAGGAGTTGCAAAACCTTTTCTTCTTACTAACTTAGAAGGTCCATAGAAGAAATCAGTTTGACCATTCTCCAAAACATATCTGTCAGTAATTACCTTTGAACCTTCGATAATAGATCCAACAGCATCATTAATAATACCACTAATAGCAAGGTTATTACTATCAGTACCCTCAACTGTCTCACCAGATACAAAATTACCATCAAGATATATGATAGTTAATTTTAAAGTACTTGTATTAAAGTCAACAACCATCGCTCTTGCTTTGGATGTCTTACCTGTAACTACAGTACCAGTAGCAAAGAAAGTTGGTTCAACTAATGTAATAGATGGTACTATAGGATCGTTCTGGTCTAAAGATTCGTATATTGCATGAATCTTATATCCATCCATCAATCCAAGAGAAAGTTCTCTATCCTCAATTCTTGTACCATAAAGGTTTGAATATGTTAATCCATAATTTAACTTATCTTTATTAGAGATAGTCTTATTAACTTTCATAACAAACATCTGTTGTGCTGCTTTTGTCTTTCTAGCAGTCACGTTCTTAGAAACAGTTGCTGTTACTTTAATAGATGTAATGTTTGTTAGGTTATCAATCTGGATAGTTGTTTTATCAGCAGAAGTAAATGTTGTATATCCTAAAGCACCAGAGTTTGCAGTATCAATTGGAAGTTGATCACCAATAGGATAAGTACCATTAGTACCACCCATTACAGTTAATGTGTAGTTCTCATTAGTAATTGCTTCAAACTGTTCATTCTCTGGAAGAGTGATTGATACAGAATCTGATGCAACAGTCTGAGCATCAAATGTTCTACGACAAACCATTGATTCATCAGAGATACTTTTGATGTATGGCTTAGGCATTTGACTCAATAGAGATGAATCTAAAGTATCAACTAACTTAGACCTATAACGAATTAGAGTTGTATATGTTCCTGCACTAGGATAGTTAGAACCTGGAGGAGTTACATTAACTGTCTGTGCTGAATAATCAAAAATAGTTAAAGTATTACCACTACCTAAAGCTGATGGTGTTATAAAATCAACAGTAACATATGTTGTTGCAGAGAAGTATATTCTATCTCCTGGTCTTAGGTCAGCAGCAAAGTTTGATTGTAAACCTGTAATCTTTTCAGAACCACCAGTAGCATCATAAGTAAATGTTGCACCCTGAACAATCTTAGCATCATCTAATCTAAGATCTGATGTAAATTCTATTGCTTGAGTACTCTCATCTCTTGCTACAAGTTGTCTTGCATCCGAATATTGATATACATGTGTATTACTAATTACATCTAATACTTCACCATCAAGAAGTAATGATTCACCTTTTTGGAAAGTACCTTCTACTTGATATAACTGGAAATGGCTACTAGTGGTAGCAGATATAATATATCCTTTAGCACCTGATGTCATACCAGTAAGTACTGAACCCTGAGAAACCGATTTAGATGAAGCTATTTGAACTACAGTAATCATCTGTATATCAAATAGATTTAATTTATATCTATCATCTGCATCACCAAATGTACTATTAGGATCCTGAACAAATTCACATGAAGAAACTCTAGCATAACCAATTATATTACCTTGAGCATCACCAGGAGTTGCTGTAAATTCATCATGCAATTCTACAGTCTGATATGCATTACTAATAGTAGAACCAGAAACATTAGGGAATCCATAGAGATTACTAATATGTGAATAGTTACCTAACGTAAATCCTATATTAGTATTCTGTTGTGAATTAGTATCTCTGGGCTTCTCCAAATCAATATAAGTTGGAGCCATAGTTTTGATTCTATAACCCCTAACATATGCAGTTCCTGGACCTATCTCAATAGAATAAAGATTTTCTGCAGCAGTAAATCCACTACTGGTTGTTTCTCCAGCAGTATATACACCGTTATTAAACCCATCATTTAGGTTATCTCTCATAGAGATCTGGAAGTCTTGTACAACATAGTCTCCAGACTCTTCATATGTTCTTAATGCTAATGATTTTTCTAACTCACCAAAAGCAGTACGGTCAACAAGTTTCTCAATCTTATCACCGTTAATACGAAGTAATTCGATGAAGTCTTTATCAGCATCATCTGTAAGTAATTTCTTAATTAAGTTGGTTGTTATTCTGAACCTATGAGCACCAGGAGCAGCATAATTAGATGTGCCTGCAGCGTTATCATTGAGTGATAAGTCATCTTCTGGGGTGACAATTGACTCAAGGATTTCGAGTCCAATTCTATATTTTGGAGAGGTTCCATATTGATCAAGAAGGATATACTGATAGGGTACGTCAACAAAGAATCCTCTGATGAAATAAACACCAGGTTGCACATAAGCAACAGAACCCTTTAAAATTGAAGCAGTAGGTAGAAGTTGTGCGAATGGTGAACCAACCTCAATCAAAGTACTACCAAAGGTAATGTCAGATTCAGTGACTAATTGTTCGTTATTTGAGAAAGTAGTTTGGTTATTTGCTGTACCACCAGACTCAATATACTTCACATATATTGTGATATAACCTTTCTCAGATTCTGTTGCAGATATACTATAAAGTACTTGTGCTTTAACACCAGAGGCTAGACCTGTAATTATCTTACCGTCAAGTTGACTACGATACGCTTCTACGTCAGCACCCAAGAAACTCTCTTGAAGTAATATACAGTCAACTGATTTATCATAACCAATCTGGCCAGGTATGACCATCGCACCATCTTTAAAATTGTACGACCCCATATTCTCAATCTGATTCTGCATAAGAGATTGAGAAGTCGTAAGTTCTCTTGCCTGTATAGGGAAGCCAGGACGGAACAGCACTCGATAAAAGTTTTTACTCTTATCAAAGTCGTCGTAATACGGTGTTACGTTTAAGTTAGTATTTTGTGCCATTCGTTTAGAACTCGATTACGATTTTAATGTCTTCTACTTGGTCGTTTGCACGACTAATTGCTCTCCTATTATCTATGTAAACAACCTGACCGCTATTTGACTTAATCTCTGGTTTTGCATATCCAGAATTAAATCTCATACCCAAATCATATTCAGTATTGTTAATAGTTCTAGAAGAAGAGTTTGGAACAGCAGGGAAGTTTACATCTGGTTGCCCAGCTGCACCTGAAGTTGCACCACTTATAACGTTAGATCCATCAAACTCATTCTGTGTACCAGTAACTTCTGGGAAGATACCATCAATTTCATTTTGATAATACTTCAAGACTTTTGTTGTGGCATTCCAGGATATAACCCTTCCACGTGCAGTAACGTTTGTACCACCAACAACTCTAGTTTGAGTGATAATTTCGTCAGGGACATAGTTACCTTGGAATGTTGGATTGAATATAACTGCTTTAGTAGCAGAAACTGTAAGATCTGATATCAACTCAGTTGTACCAAACTTAAGGGGATTGGATATTAATCCAATACGACGGTAGTCATTATCAACTGGGAAGTCACCAGCACCCTCATCATATGAGAGTTTAGCGTTAATCATAACTCGGAATGCACCAAGTTCGATAACAGTGTCGCTACCATGACCACCTGGAGGTGGGATGATTACATCGACTTGACCACCTTGACCAGTACCAATACCAGTAATATTGTCAACAGAAATTTTACCAAAGGTATATCCAGTACCACCACTAGTAACAGTAGCAGAAATAATTTTACCTCCATCGACAACAATAGAGACCCTACCGCCAGTACCGTCACCGTTAATAGAAACATTATCGTAAGTACCGTTATTGTAACCTGTACCTGCAGCATTAATAACTACAGTATCAACTTCACCCTCAACAGCATTTGTCTTCACTGCATCATTAGTGAATACAGGCATATAATCGTTCGAGAAGAACTTAAGAACAGATGCAACAGGGATAGTGTACATATACTTCCATCTATAACCATCACCAGTAGTAACAATAGAGGTAGAAGTACCAGTAGGTTCAACCGTAGAAGGTTTTCCGTTAGGATCGCTAGGAGAAGTACCGTTATAGATGCACTTATAAACTTGATACTGAGAATTTACAACGTAAAAGTCAGAATCATATAGTTTAGTAGCACCAGAAGCAGCAGTTTTACTTGGAGAATAGTCATGTCTATACATGTCATAGGTGAAACCTAATCCACCAGTAGTTTGTTCTGGGGAAACCCAGTCAATTCTACGAGAGACTTGAACAGTATCAGAAGCGAGGACTCTCTTCAACGATATCATGTCATCGTAAGAACCCGAAAATTCGGAGAATGAATCAACTGCCTGTGGAGGCGAGTTTTCATTATCCCACGATTGTGGTCTACCTATAAAAAGGTATACACGATCTCGTGTAGCACCTGCATCCGTATCGGATTGCGTTGGGTCTGGACCTTCGAGAGCCTTAATAAATTTTAATGCTGAAAAAATCCTAAATTGATCAGTTAATAGAGCTGCCATTTCCTAGTGACTATTGTCCTCTTGTTTATTTATGTCTATTTGGAACGAACTATAGTTGAATACTCAATTCGTTGAATTCTATATCTCGCTCCACTATTACCAACTGCATCTTCACCACCTAATATTGCTTGAGCAGCCGCTCCAGTTCCAGTGGTATCACCAGCAGCAGGAGTGAATGTTACTGTAGGATGAAGAGCATAAAACCCATCAACACTTTGTACTATTCCAAATCCACCACTAGTAAGAGTAATATCTTTTACTTGGTCACCAGCAGTTGTCATATTAATAGTACCTGTTGCTGTTATATCTCCAATATCTTCAACAACTAATGTTGGTGGTGCAGTATAGTTAGTTCCTGGATTCTGCAATACAAAATCTACTACAGTTGTATTGTATGAAAATTCATATAAGTAACCATTCACACCCTTATTAACATCACCAGTATTATATGGAGTTATATCTTTAAGTTGTAAAATACTATTTACAGGATCCCAAGAAACTACTGTTCCTCTTACACCTGAAACAGAACCAGTTACAATTTCATTAACACCAAATGACAAATTATTTGAAACACTAGGATCTAAGAACAAATTGACAAGTGCCTCATGTTCTACACCATCAGTCAATGTTCCAGCAGCACTAATGGTTGCGTATTTAAACGGAATAGCAGCATCTTTAATCTGGTCACCAACTTGGAATAGAGTTGTGTTTTGTCCACCAAGAGTTTCTTCAATACCATATAATGAGAAATACATACCACCATCAAGACTAATTTGATTTTCAAAAGTTGTGCCAGTATTAATAAGATCTATAATGCCATCTCCAGCACCATCCAATTCATCATCATCTTCAAACTTCTTATCTATCATAAGACCAATAGGAACCGTTAATGTAACAATACCTGGTCCTCCAAGGTCATCTAACAGAACATGAGGGTTAAATCCACCAGGAGCACTATTAGCAACACCAGCATCAAACTGAACAATAGCATCTTCAGTTGATGGTCTACCACCATCAATAAATGCTAATTCATCTACTTCAAATGTAACTAGAAGTTCTCTCGTAAATTTATTAAAGTCATAAACTTTAGCAACCTTATTACTAGCATTCTCAACTTTTCTAATAACTCTGTCACCTACATTAAATTCATATGCTGATGAACCATCAGGATTATTCTGTCCAATATCAAGAATAACTCTTTGGTCATAGTTAAAGTTTACACCTCTGGTTAGTCCTGAGAATTTACCAGGAGCTTTATTTGTATATGCTATTGTTTCCTTATTAAGGATAACAGTACCAGAACCAGGATATGCGTCTGTAGAATCAACATATATTGTTGTATCTGATGGAGCAACATCTTTAACAAGACCTGTAAGATAATTAGCACCTGAGTTGTATGCCTGTCTTGCTCTAGTCTTACGTTTAAGGTTAACAAGTTTAGTGAATATAACTGATGGTGGATTAATATATCCATTACCAGGGTCTGTAACTACTATTTCACTAATAGAACCTTGAGCAATTCTTGCTTCTGCTTTTGCTCCTATACCTCCACCACCAGTAATTAAAATATAAGGAGGTTCTTCATAGTATTCACCAGCATCAACTATAGAAATATCTTTAATTTGTCCTAATGTGTCAACAGCTGCAGCACCTTCAGCACCTTGTCCACCACCACCTTCAAATATAAGAGTTGGTGGAGATGAATACTCTCTACCACCATTCATTAAAGAAAGACCAGTAACTGTTTGTACTATAGGACTACCAGTACCACCACTACCTTCTCCACCTAAAATTCTTGCTGTAGCAGGACCAAAATAATTATCTCCCATTTTGGTCATCTTAACATAATCAATCTGGCCAGGATTTGCAGCACTTAAAACAATTTCACCTTCTGCCCCACCTGGAAAAATGTCTGCTGCCTGTGGAAGAGTATCTCCTTCAAATATTGCTTTACCATAAAATCTAGAACCAATAACATATGGGTATACAGGATTACCTGAACTATCCTCTGTCATAAAGTAAGCATATGTTCCATTTGGATACTCTGGAGTTACAGCAAACCTACCATTATACTCATCAAGAGTACCTTGATTATCCCAAATATTATCTTCAACTAGATCACCCATCACATAACCATCTTGAACAGTTCTTACCCCTATTCCAGCAGATGTATAAGCAAAGAAATATAATGCCAATGGTGCATCTACAGGAACTAGAAATCTTATTTCTCTAGAAGAAGCCGCATTAAATCCAGAATTATATGCAGCATACGTTACTTCAGATCCTTCTAACCAATAACTAATACCAACTCCATTATACAAATATGAGGAATCTTGAGGAGTAGAAGATACATGCCACCCATCTTCTGTTCCAGATAGTAACATCTGATTATTAATCATAGATGCATCATTCTGTTGGAAGATATATGTATTACCTCTTAATAGATTTAAGAATGAAACCTGACTACCATCAAAATTGTAAGTACCATTAGCAAGAGTTACTGCATAAGTTACAGTTGTTGGTGTAGTGATTTGTGGTCTTGCACCTGCTATTTCAGCACCTGTTTTTAATCTATAACCACTAGTTTCTCTTGCAACTGAACCACTACTATTATATCCATAAGGACCATAAATTGGATAACCATCATAAGACATACCTAAGATCTTAGAGTGTCCATCAGCATGTCTACTGTAATCTGGTGAAGCACCACCAGAATAATAATCAGTAATATAATAATCATTAGTTGGTGTATGTGCTTCAACTGTAGGGTCTAAGATCATATAACCTTCATGACCTTCATAACCAGACATATATCTGTGATTCTTACAATAATAGTAAATACGATTAGTCTCATCCTCATTCATTATGAACAGAGGTTGTAACTCATTCTCATAATCTGTAGATGGTGCTGCACTTGCACCTGTACTATTATAATAAAGTGACCCACCATTCAATAAACCATCCTGTGTAGTACTGAACTGCATAGGATGACCATCTGTATGATGTTCTCCAGGAGAATTGGTAGCGTCTGATTGATTCCACTTAATTAAATAATTTCTTTGAACTTTAATATCTTCGGGAGAAAGATAATATTGACCTGGAACAAATGGTCCAAACTCTGCAGCATCCGTTCCAAAATCAATATAAAAAATACCATTAGGGAAATATGTTACTGGTTCTGCAATTCTAAAACTAAAACCAGTAGAACCTAAAAGTACATCATCTTCAGTAAATGCATTTTTAAGATCTCTTAGATATACATGTGTAATTACTCCTAGATTATTCTTTACAATCTTTGCAATTTCTCCTCTACCATTACCTCCAATTTCATCTACTGTTCTACCAACTTCAACAACACCTAAAGTTTGATCAACATTTTCAACTTGCAACATTACATTATCAAATTCTACCTTAATATTCCAAGTAAATTGTTGTTGCTTACCCCACTCAAAAACACCATTTTTAGAAGCGAATTCGCCAATAGTTTTACTAGACTGATAATAATAAACTGCATTATCAACTACAGTATGATGCACACTACTATTTTTAATATGAGTATGCTTTACAGCATCTATTGTAAATCCTGGAGGTGGACTTCCATCTGGACCCCATTCTGGTGTATGAAGTAATCCACCGTTCGCTAATATACCAGTAACTTTATCTAATTGTTCTTCTCTAATACTAGGGTCTGGTACATCTTTACCACCCCTGAATATAAATTCTTGATTAAATGGTCTATCTACTAAGTAACTTTGACCACCTGGTTCTCTTTCTTGATCTATAATAGAAGGCTTAGGACTATTATCAGAAGTAATAGTAATCCTATCCGAGTTGGCACTAAATGTTCCTACAGTTGGAGAGTTTGGATGAGTCTGCCATATCTTGTTAATATCAAATGAACTAACAACATTAGGAGTATCCTGAGATGGAATTATTTGTAATCTTAAAGGATCGTATCCTTTACCTCTTTCTAAGACTCTAACGTGTATTATCTTACCAGATTCTTCATCAATAATAGGATACAGTAATGCTGCCTGGTCAGGTGTACCACAACCAGTAATAGTTAAACGTGGAGGATCCTCTTGAGAATATGAATCCCCTCCTTCAACTACTCTTACTGCACGAACTCCAAAAACTTCATCAAATATAGGTTCAATTACAGCACCACTTCCAGGAACAGTTCTTGCCATATTTTATTAACCGATTACGTTGATTACGCCATTCATAGCAGCGTGTAATGTACACTGATAATAAAGAATAGCTGGAGCATCCATAGGAACAGTCCAATAAAGAACAGCAGTTCCACTACCAGTTTGACCAGCAGTATATGGGTTACCACTCAAACCTTGACTACTCTGTATTCTAAATGGGTGTGCAGATGCTTGAACAGTATTATCAAAAGCATATGTCATACCCTTCATAACAGAAAGAGTTGCATCAGCAGTTGCAGATGAAAATCCAGGTCCAGCAAATGTATAGTCAGATGAACCAGAAGCATTTACTTCCCACCAAGTAATAGGACTGCGTGTAACAACCCAATTAGTACCATTATAAAATAATGAATCTCCTTGCACTAAACCACCAACATCAGTATCTGTTAAAGCAGCAAATGTGGTAGTAAGAGTTCCAGAAAAATCTACTGTTAAAGTATCACCAACAACTGTTGTTGTTATATTAGTTCCACCAGCAACTGTTAATGTATCAACTTGACTATTAGCAGTTGTAGACCCAGTATCACCAGCAACAGTAGCAAATAAGTTTACAGAACTAACTCCAGCAGCATCATCACCTGGTTTCCATTTAGCAGCAGTTGAATCCCATTTAAGAACTTGGTTATTTGTAGGAGCAACAGTAGTTGTATCAATATCTGCTAATAAATCAACACTAGAATACTCAGTAATAAGTTTTGCTCTTACATCACCAACACCACCTGTAGTAATATTAATGTTAACATATGGATTATCATCACCATCTACAGTAAAGAAAAATCCACCATAAGCTGCAGCAGAAGGTGCATTACCCAATGCTGGAAATTCATTTTTGTAACCTATTCTCGTGGGGAAGTCAAAATCTCCAGTCGCACCATCAAAAGTAGCAGTAACACCGCCAGCAGAGATAGTAACATCTCCTGTCCCATTGGGAGCGAGAGCAAT